CGTTTGCAGGCCGGATATGCGTCACGAGACACGGCGGCCATCAAGCTCAACTACTCGCCCGAGACCATAGGGCGGCATGAGCGAGGCGACGTACCTGTCTCCCCGGACGACATCATCCGATATGCGGAGGGCTACCAGAGGCCCGACATCATGCTCCGCTACTGCGCGAGCTGCCCCGTCGGAAAGAAGACCGGCAAGCGGGCAGTAGACCGCGACCTTCCGTGGGCCGCCCTTCGCGTCAGCCAGAGGCTCCAGAAGGCAAAAGAAATCGCCGACAAGCTCGAAAGCATTGCCGACGACGGAATTGTAGACCACATGGAACGCGCAGACTTCGACACCGCACTTGCGTTTCTGCGCTCCCTCGAGGAGACTATTACCGATATGCTTCTCTGGGCGATGAGCCGAGAGACGGAAAAGAGCCGCCCCGCTGCAACGGAAACGGCCCTTGTGAAATGAAACTACGGTCAGTATAGCACGGTGAAGGCCGTGTGTCAAGGAAGGAGACCACCATGAACAACAACATCACTGGCACCATCGTCCAGCTCAATGAATACCCCCCGGACAAGTTCAATGTCCTCATCCCCGTCACCACCATGCAGGTCATGAGCAACCTGCAGCGCATCATCGTGAACAAGGTGCAGCTCGACGTGGCAGACCCAGAGAACAGCAAGGACATCTACCGAGAAAAGAGCAGCGGCAAGTACGCCATCACCAAGGTCGGCGGCATGAAGCTGGCCGCAGCGGCCAACATCAGCATCGTCGAGACCGAGAGCGGCATGACGGACGGCTGTAAGAGGTGCGTAGACATGGCCCGCGCCGTCGGGAAGCCCAAAGCCTGCGGCACCTGCCCGGCCCGCTACGACGTGGCCGTCACCGTTACCATCCGCGTCCCGGAGCCTTCCGGCGGATTCCGCCTCATGAAGGCGACTAAGGAAATCGACTGTGCAGCCGAAAAGGAGAGCATGACGGAGGCCCAATACAAGCGGTTCCTCCCGCATCGGACGGCGATGGCAGAAAGCAAGGCATTCATGCGGGCGCTCCGCGCAGCCCTCGGTCTCGCGGCGACCTACTCCCTCCCGGAGCTTCGCAAGCCCTTCATCATCGCACACGTCGTCCCCAATCTCGACGCCCCGGAAATCAAGGAGGCTGTCGCCTCCAACTACTTGCAGTCGATGGGGATGCTGTTTGAGGGCGCGGGAGCACCGAGAGCAGCCCTCCCGGCGGCCCAGACGACGGCAGAGGTCATCCCGGACGACGGAGCCGACGGCGGCTACGAGGCCGGAGGTATGCCGGAGGAGCCGGACGACGCCCCGGACTTCGACGACCCGGACGCCATCTTCTGCGACGACTGCGGAGAGCAAATCGTCGAGACCAGAGCAAAGGACGGACGCATCTGGACGCCCGAGAACATCAAAGGGTACAGCGAGCGCAAGTTCGGACGCTGCCTCTGCACCCGTTGCCAGAAGGCGGAGAAGGCTGCGAGAGGAGGCCGATAAGCATGATGGAGCAGCACATCGCCGTATGCGAGGCGCTCGACTGGTGCGTCCACGATGACCCGGAGGAAGACTATGTTGAGCTCGAAAAATACTCCCCCGCCGGGGAAGAGTTCATCTTCGGCGTTCAGAAGGAAAATTTCGTCAAGAACGTCCGCGAGTACGCCGACGACTTCGATGTAGATGAGCACGTTGAACTCTGGATTGAGGGGCGCGGAAAGCGCGGCGTCCCGGCCACGGCCCGCGAGCTCGTCGAGGATGCCGAGGCCATTAGAGATATGCTCAATGAGCTCGCCGTGGCCCTCACCGTCGCCTCCGAAAAGAAGGGAGCCCCGTCATGAAGTACGAACGCCTCACCCAAGCACAGAAAGACCGCCATCCGTCTATCCACCACACCGGCAGCGTCCGGGGAATGAAAAAACTTGGATTTTGGAGGAAGAAAGACCGCTGCGTCAGATGCGGCCAGTATATCTACAACCTCTCTATGACCATTCGCTAAAGGGGGATTTACATGAAGATTTTGCACACCGCCGACATCCACCTCGGAGACCTTACGGGGCCGGTTCGGGACGGTAAAAACGCCCGCAGACAGGACACCATCGCCTGCATGAAGTACATCGCGCAGCGGGCCGCGACGGAGACGCCGAACGTCACCATCATCGCCGGAGACCTGTTCAACCGCTCCCGCGTCTGGGCCGACACCGCCCTCGACGACGTGAACGACGCCATCACCGAATTCATCCGACCTCTGTGCCGCAGCAGCGAGCACGTCGTCCTGCTGTTCGGCACCGAGAACCACGACAACCCCCGCGCCTTCGAGACTGTGCGGGAAATCACCAAGGACGAAAAGAACCTCCACATCTACACCGCGCCGGGCGTCGAGAAACTCACCACCAGCGCCGGGCCGGTTCAGATTTTGGCCCTCCCCGGCTTCGACAAAGGCCGCCTGCGGCTGTTCTGCCCCGGAGCGGACAAGGAGACCGAGAACCGCAACGCTACCGCGCTCATCAACGACGTTCTGCTCGGGCTTTCTACGGAGCTCGACAAGAGCATCCCGAGCATCCTCGTGGCCCATTACACCGTCGCCGGCAGCGAGGCCGACAACGGCAGCACCTTCCTCGCGGGGCAGGACGTTGTCATACTCCCTTCGACCATCGACAGCACCGGCGTAGACCTCGCCTGTTTCGGGCATATCCACCGCCCGCAGAAACTCCCGTGCAATACCCCGGCCTATTACTGCGGCAGCCCCAATCAGCTCAACTTCAACGACGAAGGTGTCAAGCACGGCTTCTGGCTCCATCGGATTTACACCTCCCCCGTCGGAGAACCCGGCACCGCAGTTGAGACAAAGTTCGACCAGACGCCGGAGCGTCAGCACTACACCTACCGCATGGGGCCGGAGGACGTCACCGCCTTCACGGCCAGCGGAGAACTCCCGGAAGCGCCGGAGCCGCTCAAGGACGCCATCGTCCGCGTCCGCTACAACTGCACCGCAGAGCAGGAAAAGGCCCTCAACAAAGCCGACCTGCAAAAGAAACTGCTGGCGGCGGGCGCGTTCTATGTCGCAGAGGTGCTCCCGGAGGACGTCGAAGACTTCGCCGGCGAAAGCGAGGTCACGGAGCACGAAGGCCCCACAGAGGCCCTCGAACGCTACCTCAAGAAGCTCGAGGTCACGCCGGAGGAGGCGGCCCGGCTCATGGAGCTCGCTGCCCCGCTCATCAAGAAGGCAGACGACGGCAGGGACGCCGACAAGCGCACCGGCAACTTCGCCCCCATCTCCATCGAGGTCAAGAACTACCGCAGCTACACCGAGGCGGAATTCGACTTTTCGGACGTTCACATGGCTATGGTGAACGGGCAGAACGGCGTCGGAAAGAGCAGCCTCTTTATGGATGCCATCGCCGACTGCCTCTATGAGCAGACCCGAAAGGAAGACATCGGCGGCTGGGTGCGGGACGGCACCAAGAGTGGGGCCATCACCTTCACCTTCGGCATGGGGGCGGAGACCTATCGCGTCATCCGCACCAGAACCAAGAGCGGGCGCGGCACACTCGCCATCCACCGGCGCAACCCCGAGACCGGCGAATGGCTGGACGAAAGCGACACCACCATGAAGCTGACGCAGGCCCGCATCGAGCGCGTCCTCGGAATGGACTGCAACACCTTCTGCTCCGTGGCGCTCATCCGGCAGGACGCCTACGGCCTATTCCTCGAGGCCAGCAGCGACAGGCGCATGGAAGTTCTCTCGGCCCTCCTCGGGCTGGACATCTATGGCCGGCTCGAAGACCTTGCCAAGGACGGGGCCAGCGAGCAGCGCCGGAAGATTGCCGCTACCCGCGAGCGCCTCTCCGTCCTCGAGGAGCAAATCGCCGCGAAGGCAGAGCTCGAAGCTGAGCTCGGGCAGTACGACGACAAAATCTCCGCCGCACAGAAAGAGGCAGAGACCCTCGAGACGGCCATCGCCGCCGCGCAGCGCAGCGAGGCCATGCGAGAGGAACTCACCAAGCAGGCGGAGGCCAAGGAGCAAGAAGCATCGGCCACGGGGGCCGACATTACCGACAAGGGCAACCGGCTCGCCGCAGTAAAGGCGCAGCTCTCCAACGCAGAGACGCTCGCCGTAGCCGCTCCGGCAGCAGAGGAAGCGGCAGCAGCCGTCGAGCAGGCCCGCGCCGTCATCGAGGCGGCGGCCCCGGATGAAGAGAAGATGAGGGCCTGCATCCAGAGCATCGCCGACAAGGAGAAAACCCTCATCACCGCAGACCGCGCCATCCAAAGCGCCCGGCAGACCATCGCGGAGGCAGAGGCCATCATCGCCAAGGGTGAGGACATCCGGCAGGCACAGGGAGCCATCGATGCCCTCGGCACCCGGAGGGCGGACGCAGAGGCCCGGCTCCGCAGCTTCCAGCAGGCCCACAAAGCCGTGCTCGAGGCAAAGGCGGCCAGAGACGCCCAGCTCGCAGGGGTCAAGGCGGAAATCTCCCGCCGGGAGGAGCGCATCGCCTACTACGCCAAACGGGCGGCCCTGCTCGAAGACAGCGGATGCCCGGCCCCGGAGAACGCGACCTGCAATTTCCTCAAAGACGCCGTTGCGGCAAAGGACAGCCTCGAAACGCTCCGGGAGGGGCTCAACGGGTACCGCACTGCGGCAAAGACCGAGTACGAGCAGCTCACCGCCGCCTTCCAGCAGGCGAAGGCCGCATATACGGCCATTGGAGACCCGGCAGCGGAGCTCGAGGAGATTGCGGCGGAGGAAGCCGGGCACCGGCAGCTCGCCGGCCTCGCTCCAAAGCTGGCGGCAGCGGAAACGCTCGTCGAGGAGCTCACCAAGACCATCGAGACCGAGGAGGCCCGCATCCGCGAGACCACGAAGGCCATCGAGGAGGCAAACGCAGCCCTCCCGCAGTACCGCGAAGCCCACACTCGCGCAGAGGCCGCCAGAGCGTCCTTAAACGCGAAGAAGGCGCTGGCCGACACTTTACCCCAGTGTAGGGCGGCATCGGCCACATCGGACGCCCTGCGTCCGCAGGTGTCCTCTCTCGAGGCAGACATCGAGCAGCTCAAGCAGAAACAGGCGACGGCCATCGTCGAGGCGGCGGCCATCCGCAGCAAGATACCAGCAGAAACGGGCGGCTGCACACTGGCGGCCCTCACGGCCCGCCGCCGGGAGCTCACGGAAACCGTCAACGCCCTCTCGGCCAGCAAGGGCGGCACCAGAACGAAGCTCGACGCCATTGCCGAGGCAGAGGAGCAGGCCGGGGAGTACCGCAAGGACATCACGGCCATCGCCAGAGCCCTCAACGACTACCAGACGCTCGTGCAGGCGTTCGGGCTCGACGGCATCCAGTACATGATAATCCGAGGCGTCGTCCCCGAGATTATGCACCGGGCAAACGACATCCTCGCGGCCATGACGGGCGGGCGCATGGCGGTTGACATCCGCACCGAGAAGGAGCAAAAGAGCACCCAGAAAATCGTGAACAGCCTCGAGGTGTGGATAAACAGCATCACCGGCGGCAGCAGGCCCTACCAGAGCCACAGCGGCGGCGAGAAGGTCAAAATCGCGCTGGCCGTCACGCTCGGCCTCGCAGACGTCAAGGCCCGCCGGGCAGGCGTACAGCTCGGAATGCTGTTCATCGACGAACCGCCCTTCCTCGACGCCGACGGCACCGAGGCATACGCGGACGCCCTCGCCAATATGGCAGCCCGCAACCCCGGAATGAGAATTCTCGCAATCAGCCACGACCCCACCATGAAGGCGCGGTTCCCGCAGAACATCATCGTGCAGGGCGGAGAGAACGGCAGCAGCGTGTCTATGGAATGAGGGGAGGCCCGCCTCCCCCTTCCTCCAAAGGAGGTGAACCCAAGTGCCGGATGAAGCACGCGAAGGCTTCATGTTCTTCCGCAGCTACTACGAAGGGGCGAAAGAGCTGGACGACGAACAGCGCCTCGCCTTCTACGACGCGCTCATAGAGTACGCGCTCAACGACACGGAGCCTACCATCTCCGGCGTCCCAAAGAGCTGCTTCGCCTTTGTTAAGCCTGTGCTTGACAGGAGCAAGGCGAGAGCGGAAGCAGGCCGCAAGGGAGGCAAAAGCAAGCGCGAAGCAAACAGCAAGCAAAACGGAAGCAACTCGAAGCAACCCGGAAGCAAACCCGAAGCCATAAAGGATAAAGGAAGGGATAAAGGATTAGGAAAGGACAAGCAAGAGGATGAGGAGGATAACCCCCCTTACCCCCCTTCGGGGGATGATGTGGGCCAGCCACCCGAATCGCCCGGCGTAGACCCGGATTTTAGCGAGGAGGAGCCGCCCAGACCCCGCAGGCGTAAACCGTCCACCCTGTCCAAGACCCAAGAGGCCCGCTTCAATCGCTTCTGGGCTATATACCCCCGGAAGGTCAGCATCGGCGACGCCGAAAAGGCATGGGCGAAGATAGAACCGAGTGAGGAGCTCACAGACACTATCGTCGCCGCCGTCGAGACGGCCAAGCGGTGTGACACCCGCTTCCGGGAAACCAGATACACCCCGCACCCTGCGTCATGGCTGAATAGCAAGTCGTGGGAGAACCAGTACGACGGGCCGGAGGACTATCCTCCCCCGCCGCCCCCACGGGGGCCCGGCGGCAGGCCGGACACCCTCGGCGTCCTTGAGGCCATGCTCGGCGAAGAAGGAGGCGACGGATATTGACGCGGGAGGAGACCATCAAGGTCATCGGAATTATCACGACGGCCTACCCAAACTTCGACAAGTTCCGGGACGAAAAGCACATCCGCTCGATGGTAGCCATCTGGGCCGATATGTTTTCCGAGGACGACGCCGGGCTCGTTGCCCTTGCGGTCAAGGAGCATATCAGCACGTCGAAGTGGCCGCCGTCCATCGCGGAGATACGAGAGATTATGACACGCATCGCCCACCCGGACATCATACCGCCGGACGAAGCATGGGAGGTCGTCTCCAAGTACCTCGACACCGAGGGAGAGTACAACTACGGGGACATCTACCGGGCCCTCCCGAGGACTATTGCCGAGGCGGTGGACAGCATCGGATACGGGCAGCTTTACGCCATGCACGTCGCATACGCACGGGGCCACGCCGCAAAGGCGGGCCTCGACAGGGTGGCGTTCATGCAGGCATACGAAGACAAGGTCGAGCGGCAGCGCCGGAAGGCGATGCTACCCGGAAGCCTCCGCCAGAAAATCGAGGCGGTCAGCGCCGGGCTCGACGACGGAACCCGCAGCCTCATCGAGGGAGTGAACCGGCGGTACGAGGAGCGACAGGCATACTACCGGCAGCTTGCAGCGCCCAGAGACTTCCTATCTTTGGTCGGCGGGGAGGACGCGGAAGCAAAGCTCCTCGAGGAGCGAGAAAGAAGGGCTCTTGAGGCCCGCTACGAAAGGGATGATTACGAATGAGCAAGGTGAAGGACGCGGTCACACTGGCGATGCTGCTGGTGGCGATTGTGTTTTCGGCAGGATTGCTCACCCTGCCAGAGTACTCCTCTGCGGGCCTTGACGTCTCCGGGCTGTCCTCCGCCGCCCCGTCGGTGGAAACATACCGCCCCAACGTCACAAGCCCTCCTGTGTCCTCCGTGGCGTCCCCTGCGGTCACGCCGGAGCCCCTCTACACCGAGAGGGACGTCGAAATGCTGGCGAAGACCATCTGGGCGGAGGCCAGAGGCGTCCCCAGCGACGCAGAGAAAGCAGCCGTCGCATGGTGCGCCCTCAACCGGCTGGACGCCGGTACATACGGGGAGACCCTCGCGGAGGTGCTCACTACGCCGTGGCAGTTCGCCTACTACGAGAGCTCGCCGGTCACGCCGGAGCTCGAGGCGCTCGCCAGAGATGTCCTCGAGAGGTGGCAGGCAGAGCAGTGCGGCGCAGAAGGCGTCGGGAGAACCCTCCCGGAGGACTACTTCTTCTTCGAGGGGGACGGCCTTCGGAACCATTTCCGCAAGACCTACGAAAAAACCGGGGCGACGTGGGATTGGAGCCTACCAGACCCCTACGGGGAGGCGGCTGTATGAGCAAGACTACCCCGAGAATGTGCAAAATCTTCAACTGCGACAGGCGGCACGGGAATTTCAGCTGCGCCGACTGCGGATACAAGCGGAACGGCAATTGCAAGAACCCCTGCCTCAACGGGCCGGAGCGGTGCAACTGCGTCGCCGAGCCGGAAACCAAGAAACCAAAAACGGGAGGTAACACGAAATGAAAGCGAAGCTCAAAACCCTCAAACGCGGGCAGACCTTCTACGGCGCGGGCATCCAGTGGCTCGTGCT